GTGGTTTTTCATAATTGAGATTTTTGTTCTTGTTGCAATTTTTACTTTTCTCTTATCTTTAGTGATAGAGATTTTTGTTGTTCCCGCTCCTTTTTGATTACCGAATAAGAAAACGATACTTGAGTTTAACCAAATTGCTTCACCACCTTTCGCTTTAATCTTTGGTTGTCCGAAAGGATTGTCAGGTAATTCTACCCAAGGTTGGTTTACAATGATTAAGGTGTTTGTGTAAGCCTTATCTGTTCTTCTTGAACCTGATATACGTTGGTTGATACCCATTCCAATTTTGTCAGCTAAAACTGACGCATTGTGTTGTTTACCACCTTTACCATCGTATGTCATTTTACATGGAACCGAACCTACTGAATCCCATAAGATTAATAAATCGTGAGGTAAATCTCCCTTCTCCTGAGCATCTAATAACTCATTAATATAATCAGTAATTTGTTCTATATATTCAAAATCACTATTAAAAAGATAATCACCATCTTTATTAAATCCCATCAATTCTGCGTGGTCCCAACTCCATTTTTGTTCTGTGATAATAAACACAGGAACAATACCTTTCTTCTGTGCATCTACAGCTGACTTAACAAGTGCAGTTGTTTTACCCGTATCGCTATGTCCTAATAACATATTGATATGACCCATTGCAGGACCCGGAATACCACAAGCATCTAAGAAAGCGTTACCTAAATCGAAAAAACGATCTGGTTTATATTCTGCCTCTTTTGAGAACTTTTTTTTGATTGCTGAAAAATCAGTCTTTTTTATACCTGCCATAATATTGTTTTAAAAAATGGGGTTTCTGACGTTATCTCCACCCCTCCATGATTAAAATGGTAAATCATCATCCGCAGCTTCATCCTCTTGTGGATCAACAACTGTTGATTTTGGTGAACCGATTACTTCTTCCGCTGTAGAGTTTGATACCCATTTCTTAGCATCAACATCCCAACGTGGTACTTCGCCCTTAGCTACCATATCCAAATAATCTTCACCCTTCTTAGAATAAACGTCAGACCAAGTTAACTCATCTCCTAGCCATTGCTTAGAAACTTCAGGATTTTCGTTTAATGGACTAACATCATCAGGAATTACTGAATTGATTACCGTATATTCTTTACCTGTTCCCGACTTAGTTAATGTCAAAGACAAAATTAAATCGCGACCATTTTCAGGATTACTGATATCACCCTTGTTACGGAAAATTGGGAAGATTTTATCTAAAACACCTTCTTGCTTAATGTTGTGTTTAAATCTCCAAAACTTAACACCATCATCTTCGTGGTCTCTGTCAATTACTTTTACGATGTAAAATTTGCGAGAACGATAATTACGTGCTGCTTCTCTATCAGCTTCAACACCTGTTTGCATTAACGCATCTTGAACCTCATTTAAAGGTGAACGTAGACCTTCTTGTGCTGGGTCATATAACTTTACCCATTTACCATCCACTTGAATTTCGTGGAATTTAACCTCAACAAATGGCGAGGAACCATCTTTTGTTGGTAGAATACGGATTCTTCTCTCTTCACCCTTACTACCTTTTGGTAATACTGTTGTGAAGTACTTTTTCATTCGGTCTTCTTGTGAGACTCTGTTGTTGTTACCACCTGTGGCGTTTTTGTTTTTTTCGTACTGCGCTAGTACTGCGTCAAATGTACTCATAGAATTTTAATTTAATTTACAAAATTGATTATAGGAATAATATACATAAAAAAACCCAGACTAAAAAATCTGGGTTAATTTATTTTTCGTAAATTTTAACTTATTCTAATGTTAGTAGGTATTTTAATTTATTGAACAAACCAATCATCTCATCACGAATATTGAATAGGTTTGTGTCGATATCTTCAAATTGTTCGTTATATTGATTTAACGCTTCAATTGAAGTATTAGCAAATGACCTAATATCTAATTCGCTAAGATTTGATAAATTTATTGTTTTTGTTTCGTTTTCTAATATGAATTTACCATATTTACCCATAGCTTCTTCCACAAAAGTGTCAACTAAACCATATAATTCACCTAGTGTTTCGTCTAAGGCTTTATGACGTGCATACCCCTTAGTTTGCCAATGCATGATTTTTAGTTGTGCTTGGAGTGTTAGAAAAAAGTTTACGTTAGTATGAATATTCATCTTCTTGTCCTATTGGGTTAAATGATGTTTTTACTTCATCTGGTGAAAAGTTATCAACATCATCTTTGGTTAAAATGTATTCGTTTTTACCTGTTTGTCTCATTTCGGCTTGTTTATTTGCAAAAAAGTCTACCGGTTTTTGGTTAAACGGATATGAATCTAACGAACGCATTTCTAATTTTTCTTGAGGTGTTTCAGGTTTCATTTGTTCAACCTTAGAACCTAGTTCATCTATCTTAGCAACGATATTATCCATTGAAGCTAGTTTTTGCTCTAACTCTCCTAATTTAGAAAACACATCATCCATTTTTGTTGTTACTTCACCATTGCTTTGTTGGTTACCATCTAAATCCTTTTTCAAGTTTTTAACCATGTCAACCAATTCAGTTACATCCAATTCTTTTGTGTCAGCATCTGGTGCACCGCCTAAATCATCACCGCCTGCTGGTGGTGGAGGTGGGGCGTCTAAACCTGTCATATCATCACCTGCTGGTGGGGGTGGCATATCGCCGCCCGGAGGTGGTGGCATATCACCCGCTGGCGCCGCAGCATCAGCTGGTGGCGGAGGAGGGGGTTCTACAGCGTCTTGCTCCATTATCATGGTTTTACCATATTTGTTAATCTCGTTGTAACGCTTAACTTCTTCTAATAATTTTTTCTCTAACATATTAATCTTGTAATAATTGTCTACCATCATTGGTAATATATCTTTTATTTATTCTTTCAACTATACCATCTTTTTCTCTAATCGTATAGCATTCGCCAGTTAATAAGTCGCATTCTTCTCTTTCCATACCATCTTTTGATACGTTTTTTACGTTCTTTGGACTTAAAAATTGGTCTAGACTATTTTTTACTTTAGTATTTTCCATATTTGGTTTTTTATATAAATATCCCAATATTGACTATTCTACATTAAAATATATAACGTCGTTATCTTTTAGCCCTAGTTTTTTCATTAATGCTACTGACATACCAATTGCAAAGTTACCATCATTTGTTTTTGGACCAATATCAACAGGACCATTAAACGACCTAGTTTGGTTATTTGTTGCATCTAATTGATATGAATGTTTTAATGTAAATACTTCGTCGTTGGCTGGATTTAAAAATGTTGTCGTACCTTTTGCAACTATGTTTGCAGAAACTTTTTTATTATTAAACCTACATGAATAAAAATAATTCTTTTCCGTAACAGCTTTAACTTCATTAAAGTATACTTGCCTAGGGCTGATGTTCTGTCCAAAATCTTTATCTAAATTTCCTATAAATGTCATATTATCAGCCTCGTTATAGGTATTAAATATACCACCCATTTGTACAGCATAGCCTCTTAAGAATTTGTCTGTAATCTTGAATTTGTTTTTTGCACCAAGTAATTCTATTTTAGAAATATATCTTTCTCCGTCTTGACCATTGAATGGTATACCCATAGGTGAATAGTTAGACTCATTAACTAACTTAACTCTTTCGGTATCTAATAATGATTTACCAGTATCAACAGTAAACACCCCTGTGCCAGTTTTTACGAATTGTAATGCTTGTACGGTATTTTTATCTTCACCATACATTCTAGAAATTGCATTTTGTGTTATTTTGTCAAACAATGTACGATATGATGACATGAAAGAATCTTTAGGATCAGGTAGTTGAGTGTATGGCATTCTTGCACCCTTGAAGGTTGTAACAATATTATTATTTCTGATACTATGCGAAACTTCTGTAATCCAATATGTTCCTTTAAACATTGGAACATTTTTAAGGTAAAAATACATTGTTGGTTGTATCATCACATTTCCCATACATGTAACGTCACAAGAATATGCTGCTTGTCTGTAGTAGTCATATAAGCTTACGTCAACATTATATGATGATGAACCTGATTCCGACCTAGCTAAGTTTTCTAACACGACAAAAGATTCTGTTGTGTTTTTTAGTGTTGCTTGGTCTAATGTAATACTTTTAAAAATATTTTGGTTTTGGTCTCCAAAACTTAATTCAAATGCAACAACCCTATTTGATTTAACATAGTCATTAGTTGTGAAAACTTTAGGTAACTCATAAATTATTGGGTTTTTATTTACATTCGAAATATCAAAGCTGTCATCGCTAAATTTATATTTTTTATTTGGCATGTCTAATCTCTTTGAAAGATTTTGAACATATTGAATAATAATTTTAGGTGATGATTCTTGATAATCTACTTCCGTAAATGTACCGAATAAATTCGAGGCTACTGTCTTTGAAGGTGTTAACTTGGGTGTCGGTGAAACGCTAGTACCATAATAATTTATATATGCTGGTAAGGCTTTCATATCAAAACCTGTATTTTGTATTAGTAAGGATATTACACCATATAATGTTTGTTTAGCGTTTCCCTCATCTTCTAAACTTGTAATTCTACTTAAATTTAAAAAATATTGTTGACCTATATCTCTATTTGCTTTATCTAAAAACAAAAACTCGTCTATTAAATTTCTCTGTCCAATCGAATTACCACCTGTCCACTTATCGTTAAATGCTTTAAAATGACTATATAATTCTAATTTTAAAGATGAATCATTATAACCAGTTGTAATATTAATTTTTTCAGATGATGTTGGTAATTTTGCATTTGTAAAAACATTATTAACAACTAAAGTTAAGAAATAGCTTAATCGTTGTGATGCACCTTTTACTGATGAATTTGGGTCACTATCTTTTACAAAGATATTATTCCTTATATAATTTCTAAATAATGGAATATCTGTTGGTGTATTATTATTTTTTCTATAACCAGCATACATTAAAACAAGTGGCCTAAAATCTCTTACGCTTTGGGGTGTAATTTCAATGTTGAAATCAATAAAGAAATTCAAATAACAATTAGTGTCCGGTTCCTCACCAATATACAAATCGATTAAATTTTGATTTGACGCGTTTGTATATGGTTCGTATGTTAATATATTTTTATCATCAATTTTTGCAAATCCATGAAAAATATTTGGATTCATTTCTTTTGGGTTTGCAATTGTAATATTAACTAAATTATTTTTAGAAAGGATATTACCAGTAATTGTAGTTAAATTTTGCTGCTGCAAATTTATAATTTGATTAATTTGTTCTGGTATTGTGGTTGCGGTTATTTTTGTTTTATTAACACTAACAAGTTCTTTTAAGAAATCTTGAAAATTATGATAAACCACTTCACTAAATGGTGGGTTGCTACTAGTTGTTGATAACCTCTCACTAGCAAATGTTAAAAATTGATACTCAAACTCATCTAATATTGCGGGACTAAATGTTCCAATTAAATCGTAGACCTTTCTAAACTCAATACTATTATTGATTGTTACACCGAATTCATTATCATATATATTTTTTACATCATACATTCTAGTATATTCACTTGGCGATGCAAATGTTACCCCGCTAAACGTATGTTTAAAAATTTCTTCCTCCCAAATTACTCTAAAATTATTTTGAGTGTCTTCATCAAAGCCAATATTAGAATTTAATAATATATTGTTAGGTAGTGTACCTAAAATTGCTGCCGTAGTTGTATTGTAAATAACTTTATCAACTAACGTATTTGTACCATTTGATGGTAATATTGTATATCTACTATCGTTAGAATTATATTGTGAATTATCAACAAATGATGTCCAATATGTCCTTCCGTTTGGACTAGAGAAACTATATGTTAATACGTTTCCATTATTTGTGTATGCTGAATATTGTGTGTTTCCGGAAAGAAAATTATATGGTTCATAATCATTTACCACTTGAGAAAAAATCGCATCATAAAATGGGTGTGTACCAACATGTGTATTACCAGTATATGTAATACCTGATGTAGTACCATTTGTATATGTGAAATTACTTCCGTTATCAAAAAACGTCTGTCCGCTTATTGATTTAGTAGTATTGTTATTATTTAAACAACCACTTAAAATATCAATACCGGTTGTCTTGTATTTTTTATACCTATGATACAGGGCACCCCATTTTAACATTAAGTGATATGGTATTGATTGTGTTGAACCTATTTCTCTAAACAGAGATGAAACTGTATGTGTGTTACCAGAAATTGTCACTCTATCTTCTAGGTCAACAAATGGTAACGAATTTAATAACATGTATGCTGAACCAACGTATTTACCTCTTGATGTGCCATTTGTGGATGTAAATTCAGAAAATAATTGATTATGGAAATATGGTGTGTTCAGAACGTGTGTATAATTACCATTTAAATTTATTCTTTGAGAAAACAAATTTGTTGTGTAAGCACTATATTTCTGATTAACCCAAGATTTCGGATTAACCTTACCGGTAATAAATCCAATATTTGTATTAACATTTAAAAACCCAGTGAAATTTAAATCTGAAATAGAAAATTCTTGATTGTACCTAGTTTGTAGATAATCGTTATACTTGTCAGATGTAAATGGATATATGTCTTTTCTATATGATTCTGGTTTATAATCTGTTATAAAACTTTGTAATTTTGAATATGCAAATGCATTGCTAAATGTTGTTGTCCTGTCTTTAAAATCTTGTATTAGTACTGGATTTTCATAAACACTTTTTATATAATTAGTTGTGGGTTCTTGGCTAAGATAATAAAAGTACTTGTCATATGGTGCTAATGTATATAATAAATTTTTAAACGACTCTGCACTTGTAAAATGGTCTTTAACCAATTTAATTAAATCGTTATCAAATTGAATTGCGTTTAAAATATTTGTATATTCCTTAGTCGCCAATTCTTTTAATGTATCGTTATTGAATGAATCAATAAACGTATAGTTTAATGCTCTTTCCCAAATTTCATATACAAAATCAGAATGTATTTTAGATGCGTAAGGTACAACACTTGTAAATAAATCAACCGTACTTATCTTATCGTTATTTTTTTGGTCTTCGTTATTGTTAAAACTATAAACGATTTTTCCTGTACTACCTTCTTTTTCAGTTAATGATTCAATCCTGTTTGTTGCAACACCAATAAAGTTTTCAATAAAATCTACTTCCGGCCATAATTTTGCATTATCAGCAACTAGCGCCTTACTAACAGATGGGTCACCAGGATATACTAAAACGTTTTGTTTGTTTTTTTCATTCTTCTTTTTTATTTCAGGCCATGGATATATAATATCAGCTTTGCTATTTTCACTTGTATAATTGTCTAATAATAATCTTCTTTGACTTGCAACTGCAATTCCTCTAGCATGTGTATCTTGCATTAACCTTATAAATGTTTCTGCGTTCGCTAATACTATCGTAAATAGATTTTTAATTGTTGGTTCAAATCCTAATCCCGTGTCTGCTCTTTTAACATATTCATTCATTGCAACTTCAACATCATTTTCAAATAATGTTCTCTGTTCATTGAATAACACTCTTATGTCATCAATTAAACTTACCAAATAATCTATACCAACTAAAACCTTACCCACTATTTCACCAGCGTCTTGTCGTTTTTGTATGTTAGGGTCGTCAGATGGTTCTAATTGAAAAAAGTTGTTTTGTTCTTCATTTTGCCATTCAAATTTAGTTACACCACCAAGACCAAATTTTCTTTTACTAAAATTTGCTGTGGTTTGGTTTATTAATGATGTTACAAAAATATCATTTTTACTAAGTTTATCAGATGCACTATTTACAATATTTTGTAATGTACCAGGTGTGTTGACACCTAATACTTTTTTAGTGTCAAACTTATCTGTATCGCTTAAATAATAATAATCAATATTATTATATGTCTGTGCAACACCATTTGCTTTATCTAAATTTATGCTAGCCCACCCAACTACTGTTTGTCTAAATTCTTCTAAATTATCATTGAATTCTTTAATACCGGTAAACAATCTCATGTCAACAACTTCAGAAAAGATTTTTTGTTCTAATACTTTATCTAATGATTTTGCAGCGGTAATAACCTCTCTTAATGTTTTGTTTGGAAAATCGTTAGCAATATGTCCTTTCTTTTTATATTCGCTATAAATGGTTTTTAGGTAACTATAACCTCTAGTTCCTTTGACTATTGTTTCTTGTGATTTTGTACCATCATTCAACGTGGTCTTCATAGATTCTATTGGAAACATAAATGCAGCATCTAAAATACCTTGTAGTGGAATGTCGGATAACCATGCATATGTTGAACCAACAAATACTGCGGTACTTTCAAAATTACCATTAGTATCGTTATATTTTGTTTTAAAGCTAACAAGGTGTAATCTGTATTTTATCGCCTTACCATAATAACCTTTAATTGTTAAATAAAAAATAGGCCATGGCACGTGGAAAAAAGCTGAGTATGGTGAATTTTCTGCGGCTTCAAATAATGTTTTACCTCTAACGTCAATAAAGTGTATTGTCACTTGAGGAATCGCATTAAAACCTTTTACGGAAATATCAATTGTATCAATACCAAAGCTTTGTGCTGATTTGTCATATGTTTGTGTACCAGTTGCTTGTGTTAAATCAGATGGCTGAAAAACATCCGTCCATGATGTGTCATAATCTTTTACTTCAACACCATCAACATTGTTTTTATTATTTAAAAAACTTAATTTACCGCCTGCAACAAACTTTAATGTGTCCCTATCATTATCAGAAACCAACAATGACCTAGGAACCAAATCAGCCTCTAAATTAACATACATTGTCAATTCTTCGTGTTTTACCCCTCTTGGTGATAATGTACCATCAGCAGCAACAACAGTATTAGGATCAATATAAATTAAATTATTTTGGTCTACTTTTACATGTATATTTTCACTACCATTTATATTGTTATTCGCCATAATATAGTTTGTACAATTCTACCGCTCTTTTATAATCTTGTAAAGAGGTAACTAACGGAAATGGAATTCTTACGTAGAAGTTATCCGGTATTTCAAATTCTGTTCCTGTTATACCAGGATTTGCAACCATAATTAACCAACCAAATGTTGGTGAACCATAGTAATCTTGTGATATTTTATCTAATCTATCTTTACCGCTTTTAAATATTATATACTTGTCAGTACCTTTTATATCTAGTTGTATACCTGGTACAACCTTAAAAGTTCCATTTTCGATAAAAAATTGATACCTGTCAAAATACTCTCTACTCATTTCTATAATAATTTAATTTGTTTGTTGGTTCATTCTTTTTTGAAAATAATAATTTCATTGTTTCAGTTTGCGTATTAACTAAATTTGTTACCGATATATTATATGAATAGGTTTTTTCGTTTTTCTTAACTGGTGTTTTACCAAACTTAAATTTAATTGCATCATCACTCTGAACTAAAATCTCGCTAATGTTTTTTCTAATTTTAGATATTGTGTCGTCCTCGTCACCTAAATCTAAATACGCTTTAATTATATCCATTATGTTTTCAACCTTATCATAAAATAAATTACCAAGTATTTTTCCAACATCTGCGGTTATACTCGTAGTAGTTAGTTTTTCATACATTTTATCTCTATTGTTATTTATGTATGTTACACAATCACCATATGCACCATATAATGCATTTTCATCAAATGAACTTAATGTTGAAGTGTATGCTGAAGCACCAGACAATTTAACATCAGCGCCATTGTCTATAATATAATTTAATGAATCTAAGTTTTTAATTAAACTATTTCTTATTTTTTCAATTGAACTAAAATCATATCTATCTATTTCATCAAATTTATCATTAATATTTGGCATTAAAAATAAATTAACATTTTGGTCTATTGTACTTAAAAGATTTTCATCTGTTATTATTTCCGCGTAGTTTAAAATGGTTGAAATGTCGTACTCTTCAATGTAGCTTTTTAAACTATTTCTATCTATTTGAATTAGTGTGTTATAATCCGCTTTATTAATATAACTAAATAAATTTAAATTTACTGCCCCCCCTGGTGTTGTAACGTCATATGATTCTATTTTTCTATTATTTGGGTGTAGCATAGTGTAAGCAAAATAAGAACCATATTTTGAAATTATAGTATTACATAGCTGTTCGTATGTTGTAAAATAATTTGAGGTATCGCTATAAATTGAATTAATAAGTGGAGTATAATCTAATGTTCCTAATTGAGTTGTTGTAAGTAATGTTCCTAGATACTTTCCATCAATAAGTTTTGATGTTCCATCTGTATTTTTTGTTGCCGCTAATTTAACAACTTGATTGTTTAATGAGTCTAAAAACTCTTTTGAAAATGCTGTAGTACCAGTTAATGCCATAGATGTTGCAGTACTAATTGAACGTTCGTCATACATTTCTGTATTACCATAAAAATTAGAAGAAAGTGCATTTTGTAATCTTTCAACTGGTTTTTCTAAACCTTGTCCACCAATAAAATTTAATTGCATTTGAACACTAGCAATCATGGGTTGAACCCCAATTCCTTCCGGATTTAAATCCCAACCGCCATCGTCAAAACTTATATTTAAATCTCTAATTACAACTTTCGAATGATAAAAATCTCCAATCCTTAATACACAAATTGGTGGTGGACCGAATGTTGTGTTTCTAGCACCAATATCAGAAATGTCTGCAACACCTTTAACTGGTATTGTGTCACCGGGCCTTAAACATTGTTGTAGAAAAGTTAATCTACTATTCAAACCTTCTGGTGTCATCGAGTGAAATGCTGGATGAAAATATTTTAATTTGTCTCTAAGTGAATCGTAAATAAATGGATTACCTTCTTTTAAAACCCTGAAATAGTATTGTTCAGATAACGTTTTGGTTATTATCTTTTTCATCGTTTCTAAAGGTGGTCTAGTATTTTGTCCTCGATTATTTCTAATTAATAATTGAGTTGGTGTTGCTGTGGCGCTACCTGTTGTTTTTGATGTTGTATTTTTAGAATAATTTAATTTTACAGATGAAGTTCTACAACCATACATAACCGGTGCAAATTTTATTAAATCTATATTGTTAAACTTAATTGAACTACAATCAACCCCATTGTTTTGTACACTTTCACCATAGTTTATCGTTCTAACTATTATATCGTTATTATTATTATTATACCCTAAATCTTTTAATGGTATTGTTACGTTGATACCATATCTTTCAAATCCAGCAGGGTCTGATGAAGCATCAGTCATTTTCCAGTATTTGGATAAAATAGTTGCAGCACTCTGCGAATTGTTTTTTATACCATTTATAATTGAAAGTAAAACTGAATATGATCTTCTGATTGATAGTTTAAAATTATACTCACCATCAATGTCTGATGTACTTGAAGATGTAGACCCTATAGATACTAAAATATCATCTTTAACTGAATCATTATTTAAATTTGTTTTTAATGAAGTTAATTCATTTTTTAAATTATTATAATTTGTTGTGTTATTACTTAATAAATCTGAAACATTATTTAGTATATTATTTTTACTATCATTTGTTGCATTCGTTGAACCAAATAAAGCTAGTCTATCATTTTTATTCTCTTTTGAATCTGTTTGTAATGTAATTGAATCTATAGCATTCCCTAAATTTGTTAATATTATTGGAACGTTTCTTTGAAGAACTATACCATCATAAGATAATCCAGACTTAAAATCCTCTTTTTCCGCTAAAGGAAAATAATTATCATAATTTAAAACAACATTAAAATTAACTTTATCTGAGTTATCTGAATTTTCTGGATTAATAATTGTCTTTGGGTTAACACCAACATTGTATCTATTTAATTGATTTGGGTCACCATTTGAATCTAGATAATTTTTAATTGTTGAAATATCACTAGTATCTAAATTTGCATATGTTCTAACTAAACTATAAAAATCAACATCCTTTACACCAGCAAAAAATGAATTAATGTAATTATCTGCTTGCTCATCACTCATTGTTTTAAAGTGTTCTCTAACTAATAAGTTTAAAACACTAGGATGGTCAACAACAATTTTAAAACTTAATGTTGCACTTCTTTCGGTATTTTGATATGTGTAAATTGGTTCTGGTCTACCAAGAAAATTATTTCTTTCCCAAGTTGCTGTTGATACTTCGTTCACCTTTACATCATACGGAGGGAACCACATAACTCTACCACCATTTGAACCTCTTTCACTAAATGGTAAATCGTTGACAGTAAAACCGGGTAAGTTTGTATTTTTCCATGCTAAATTTTCAATTGATAACATATATTTTTTAGCATAAAATCCGTCCCCTTTTTTGAATATGTTTGTTGATTCCTTGAAATCTTTTCCGCCATCTGAATTTGGTGCTATGTTTAAATTCCACGTGCTGTCCAATACTGAACCATCAAATCTTCTAATATTTTTTCTTCTGTAATAATTTCCTGTTCCCCCGCTATAAGATGGTGAATTTATATCGTCAATATATGGTGCACTATCTTTGTATAAATGATACGGCCTATCTTTAGTCCATACTCTAGCGAATTCCGCACCAACATCTTTACCATTTAACGTATATTTTACTGCAGAACCTCTTGATAACATTGTACCGCCATCAACAAAAAATTTACTTGTTTGGTCTAATACGTGACTAATATGTGATAACGCACCCCCACCAGTATCAGGTACACTATTCAACATGTCCTGAGTAGTATATAAAATTGAATCCTCTCTAAAATTGTATTTTGTGGATACACTTTCAGCAATATTATCTTTATTGTATTTGTTTAATGTTTTAGAACTTATCCAAGTTAAATTACCATCCAGCCTACCCTGGTCCATAAAATTTCTATCGGTGTGAAATAATTCAGCTGACACCGAATCAAACATCAATGAAAGGTAATAACTGCTCCTAACTTTTCGACCAGAAAATATATCCGATGTTGCGGTTCTAACATCTAACGCTCTATCATCACCAATATAAGCACCTCCCCTAGGAGCTTCCGAGCCAATAAGGGTTTTTATACCTTGCGCAACCTGATTCGGAAAATTAAATAATCTTGAACTTTGTTGTGACCTAGCAGTTGTTGTGTAATTAGGTGCGTATTTGTTATATGTTAACGCATCATATAATCTTGCTAATGTAGCATTACCGGTATTTTCAATTAATAAATCTGATGGTTTTCTTGTTGGTAATGGTCTTCTATCTATACCAATAACCGAACCTAACACACCGGTTAAATCCTGCCATATTTTTGTGGCATTAGATACATTAGTTGGTCTAACATTAATTGGGTTTCTAGGATTTGTAAGATAATCACCTGAAATTGTAGACCATGGTAGTTGAGTACCTGCTACAGTACCCAAGAAATCGATTCCTTTACCCACCAGGGAGCTTGAGGCGGTTATGCTGTTATTTCCTTCAACAAGAGGTTGACGTCCTCTTATAATGGCTTGTAATGTCGTTAAATTACCACTTAGTGCATCTGCAATTCTTACTTTTGCAACTGTGGCGGTATATAGATTTTGTTGTATCCTTGCTAATACTGGACCATTAGGGTCTTTCCTGATATATTTTGCAGCAAATTTAAAAAGTTCTGATTCGCTATCGAACGTGTCTGTTGACATGATGCTAATCAAGTTTTCATCTGATTTTACAAAATATGGGTATAAATTTAAATTTGCTCTTCTTGGTATGTCTCTTAATGTTTCAGTAACACTATATTGTTTTGGTTTAAAAATATTACTTCTTGAAATATCACCTAAGTCTTTAGGTCTATTTGTATCAACATCTGGTAGTAAAATATTGGAAAACTCGTTTTGATTTTGTACAATATAGTTTTGTTTAGTAAAAGTCTTTGGTGATGGGGATTTCTTATAAACCGGGT